GCCCGGGAAGGACCCAACAAGGGGGGGGGCCTGGGTCATGCTGCACGCCTGGCGTTGAATCGGTCGGTGAAGAACTTGGCTTCGTTCTCGAAGATGGCGGGGAACTTTGTGTTGATCATCGCGATCACTTTGGCATTGATGCGCTTAGCATTGAACATGCCCGCCACATTGATCGTCTGGCGTGCCTCGATGGGTAGGCGTGACTTGCCTGAACGGATCATCACGGTCTTGCCACCATTGATCATGAACGAGCCCGGGATGACCTGCCGCGGACCATTGCGCTTGATCTTGAAGCTGACACCCTTGCGGGTCTGTCTGGCAGAGAAGTGAGCGAGGTTGAGGCTGCGTGCACCAGGCTTCGATATTGATGACAGCGTTGCCTCAAGGTTGATCCGTCCACCCGATGCCCGCGCCCTGGTGATACGCAGAGACTGATTGACTGTCGACGCCGACAGATTGAAATCAGCCCGTATCTCTTTGCTCATCGCAGTCTTGGCTTGGGCCACGGTCTTGTTCAGGGCTGATGCGGTGGCCTTGGCTGCGACGTCCTTATGCAGCTGTTCAAGGGCCCGCTGCACCTCGGGGAAGTTGGTCGTGATGGTCAGCTGCATGCTGGGCTCCCGGTAGATGAGTCGAGGTCTTTGAGCGCGGCCAGCACTTGCTCTTTGCTGGGCCTGCCTGGGCGCATGGCGATGCAGGCGAGCATGCCCTCCTGTGCCGAGCGCAATGGTCGGGCAGAACGCAGCAGCCGCGCACAGCATGATGGGCAGTTCATGCTGTAGCCGCCCCAGTGCTTGCGTGACGCGGCGGCGGTGCAGTTGCTGCAGCTCACAGGTCTGCCCCTTTGCTGCTGAATGCAGTCTTGCGGGTTGGTGGTTCACCCGACCAGTTGGTGAAGCGGGTCTGCTCCCCGATGTAGCCCAGGCTCAAGTGGCCGCAGCGGCCGTTGCGGTTCTTCGCCACGCTGGCCTTGGCGTAGTGCTGCCACTCTTCGCCGATGTCCGGACGCGACTGGATGGGCCTGTGCACGAAGATGACGACATCGGCGTCCTGCTCAATCGCGCCGCTGTCTCGCAAGTCGCTCAGGTTGGGCGTGTGGTCAACCCGCTCCTCGACCTTGCGGTTGACCTGCGCCAGGCAGATTACGGCAATGCCAAGCTCTTTGGCCAGCGTCTTGAGGCCGCGGCTGATTTCCTCCAGCTGGTATGCGCGCTGCTGCTTGCTGTCTAGCCCGGACATGAGACCGATGTAATCGACAATCAGCACATGCAGGCCATGCAGACGCTTGATGTTGCGGGCCTTGCTGCGCACCTGGTTGATATTGAGGCCACCCTGATCGGACACAAAGAAGTTCAGGGGCCGGCCCTTCTCCACCGCGTCCGTGACCCGGTCCCACTGCAGCCCGGTACCGAACTTCGGCCGCTTGATGGCCGACAGGCTGAGATGCCCCAGCACCGCGACCATGCGGTCCTGCACCTCGGAATGCGACATCTCCATGCTCAGCATGGCAACGCAATAGTCGGCGCTCATGCTCAGCCCAATCGTCATTGCCAGCGCTGTCTTGCCCATGCTGGGGCGGGCGCCGACGATGATCAACTCACCCGGGCGCGCGCCACCCTCAAGGTATTTGTCAAGGTCAATCAAGCCGGTGGACATGGCATTCGACTCGCCTGACTCGCGGGTGCTCAGGGCGTCCATGGCCTGCGCAAGGCTGTCATTCATGCTCAGCCAGTCATCCTTGGGCGATCCGTCGATCAGCTTCACCAGCTGGGCTTGGGCCAGATCAACCCGCTCCTCAATGCTGGTGCCATGGTCCTGTGCCAGGTCGGTGATGTTGCTGCTTACGGCCAGCAACGCGCGGCTCTTGAAGCGTTCGATGATGGTGCTGGCGTAGCGTGCCACGTTGGCCGAACTTGGCACGAATTGCGCCAGCGCGTGCAGCTCGGACATCTCGACAATGCCATCCAGCGCCACGCCGACGGTCACCACGTCGCACGACTTGCAGGACATGATCTGGCGCTCGATTTCGGCGTAGACGCGGCGGTTGACGGCACCGAAGAAATATTCGGCCTTGAGCGTGCTGCCGACGCGGTCATACGCGGCGTTGTCGAGCAGCAGCGCGCCGATGACGCCATGCTCCGCGTCCAGGCTGGCGATGACGTCGGCGGCGCAGGAATGGTCGGTCATGCAGCAGCTCCGGTTTTTTCGATGACGTGTTTCATGCCCTTGTCGGTCAGCAAAAAGTCAAGGTCGCAGCGCCAATTTTCGTGCCCGGCACCGCGCTGGCCCCGACCCATCAGAAAATCGTTGTCCCGCGCTCGTTCGAAGAAATTCCGCATCCAGCCCAGCGCCTCGTCCGAGGTGCAGGCACGGGGTGATCCGTCGGACTTTTTCGAGGTCAAGACCCAGCGCCAGGTGCGGGTGATGCAGCGCTTGCGCTTATCGTCCATGAGCCTGACCCGGGGCAGCTCGGGCAGCAATTCGTGGTAGACCTCGATCACCTGGTCAACCGGACAAGGCGGCAAAGGCGGCGCTTTGGCGGTTGCCAGCTTTTTGCTGGCGACGAGAACCGTAGGTTCTGTATTACTCCCTTCCCTTCCCTTCCCTTCCCTCTTGGAGTCCTCCGTGAGTCCTCCGTGAGTGGTGTGTGAGTCATCCGTGATTTGTGGCGGCGGGATGCTTGATGCAGTAGGCCGGTTGATGACCTGATGCTTCAAAAAGTTCTTGATTTGTAAGTACTTTTCGCCATTCACTGAATACTCAGTGAGCACTCCGTGAGTCAACAATTCAGCAATCAGCGGTTCGCAGTCAATGTTGTCTCCGGGGAAAATCTGCATCTTCAGCTTTTTTGCTGAGCGACCCATATTGCCGGAATCGTCCGCAAAGTTCCACATGCCAATGAACATCAACCGAGCGCTCAGTGAGCACTCCGTGAGTCGTTCATCCGTCCAGAAATCTGGTTTTATGGTTCGTATGCGGGCCATCAAGCACACTCCCGGATATCTTGCTGCGCGGCCATCAGTAAAACATCCTCTCTTGCTCAGCAAGCACGCTCAGCGGGTGGATTGCCTGGCCGGTGACGGTGCAGGGCCGGGTGTTGAGTTTGTCGCGCACCAGGCGCTTTGCGGCCACCAGCTCATTGACACGAGCGGATATCGATGACAGCTCAACGGTGCGCCCGTAGACACGCGCCAGGGCCGCCTGAGCCTCTTTCATGCTCATGTCCTTGGCGCCAGAGCGGCATGCGCTGGCGATGACCGATTCGATCTGGTCCGAGAGCGACTTGCGCTGGGGTAGCGATATCTGACCCAGCGACTCGCGGGAGGTGTCGGCAATGCTCATGACGGCTCCTTCAGCGACGCGATCGCCGCCAGCAGGTCGGGCAGCAGCTGCTCTACCTTGGACAGCACGCGCTGCTTGCGGGCTTTGTCGCTGTCCATGTATTTGGCGGCCAGGTACTCAATGACGGAAGACACGTCGTTGGTAGCGTCGATATAGGCTTCCAGGTCATCGACGTTGAAGCGCTGGGTGTCGCCATCGGGCTGGTTGAGCTTGCGCGACAGCACGGACGGGCTCAGGTCCATCTTGCCGGCCAGGGTGGCGGCGTGCAGGCGCTGCTCTTGCACCCGGAAGGCGATGTAGCCGCGCAGGGTCTTGAAACGCTCAGGCAGCGAGGGCTCAAAGTTGAAGGTCAACTGGGGTTGCGCAAGTGATGTCATTTCGTGTTGCCATCTGTTGCCATGTCAAACACGGCGAAAAAAAAGACACTTCGGTTCATGGACATTTCCTCAAACGAAAAAAAGCCCGCCCAGCACCTGCGTGCGGGATGGGCCAAGGGCGGCACTGCATTGCTGCACCACACCACGAAAAACGACGAAGGGGCGAGCAGCCCGCCTGACTACACTGATGGCTCTCACACGCATCAACTTCATCAGGGGGCTACTCATGAAATCATTCAATATCGATCTGGAGACCGTCGAGGGTCTGACATCACAGGGCGCATTTGTGGAGGTGCAAGGCGCCATGACTGTGGCGCCAGAGTCGCAGCCACTGGAGGGTGTGCACCAGAGCAGCCTGCGCATGAGCATGACCACGGCAGCCAAGCTGCATGGGTATCTGCAGAGGGTGCTGGACGATGCGCGGCGCAAGGGCATCACCTTTTAGCCCTGCGCGGGAACGTTGACGCTGCTGCCAGTGCGGCTCACTATCACGGACACCTTGCCCGCCGTAAACGGCATCGCGTCCACACAGGTCTTGCAGATGCAGACGTCGGGGTTCATGGCGCTGATGAACATGGATACCGGCGCCAGAGTACTGACGCCACAAAAATCGCAAATGTGAATCGTGTCGAGGGCCTGGGTCGTGGTCTTCATAATTCAAGCTCCCTGGCTTGCTACGGTTTTTGTATCGGATTGCGCAGTGTTGGCGAGGTCTTGGGCCAGTTCGGGCCATATTTTTTGCCAGTCGTCTGGGCGCAGGTCGCGGCGGGTGACCGCGCCATTGACGGCCAACTCGATACTGGCGCAGTGGTCAATCGGGACACACCCGCGCTTACGCCAATTCGACACCGCGCTCTGCACAACACCAATGGCCAGCGCCAGTTTCCCAACGCCGCCGGCTTTATCGATAGCAATATTCAGTGGATTCATGTGCCGGATTCTAATCACGTTCGTGATTTTGCACAACACCATTGTGATTAATAAATTTATGACAATCACATATGTGAAAACCCTAAAAGAACGCCTGATCTACGCGCGCGAGTTGCGGGGATTGACGCAGGGTGAACTTGCAGTCAAGTGCAAATGTGCGCAAAGCACGATCGGCAACATTGAGAGCGGCACACGTCAGACGTTGAAAAATCTTGTGATCGTGGCTCGGGTCTTAAAGATTTCGGCAGACTGGCTTTATGACGGGAAAGGGCCAAAACCAGAAAAATCAGATGCCGTTGTCAATCTGGCCAATGAGAAATTCCAACACGCAAGCCAAACAATTGCAGCCTTCAGCGGGGCAATTGCGGCGGATGTTGGCGCATCGACCAACATCCGGCAAAAACAAGACCCCTGGATTACTGACGTAGTCAACATCATGAGTAAATTGGATGAAAACCAAAAGCTCGCGGCCCTGGCCAGGCTGCGCGAATTTGTCAGTTTTTTAGACCCGCCCCGCGACGGCCAAGCTCTATCAGTGGCCGTATAAACAGAGGGAGCCGCGGAGATCAGAAAAAAAACCAGATCACGCGCACAGTCAATCAGTCGTTGGAAAACACCCTCACCCGTCGCAACGGGATGACGTCTTTTTTTTGAACCCAAGGGAGTAATTCATGGCAGAGTTCGGCATCGGCGTAACCATCGTCCTCACATTGGCAGGCTTGTTGATCGCCATCTTATGGATACTGATGCCGTTTGCCGTGTTCGGCATTAAAGACCTGGCGCGTGACCTGATCAGGGAAAACCGCAAGACGAATCAGCTTCTGGAGCAACTCATCGCGCAAAGCACGCCACCCAAATGAGGTTGGCGATTGTCTGCGTGGCTGTTATCGCAGCCATGTCGATGCCTGCCATGGCCCGCATCGAACGCAGTGCGGCCGAGGTGCTGGCATTCAAACGCCACAACCCCTGCCCTGCCAACGGCGAGCGGCGTGGCGCCTGCCCCGGCTATGTGATCGACCATATCCAGGCTCTGGCCTGCGGTGGAGCCGATGCGACCAGCAACATGCAGTGGCAGACCGCGGCTGAGGGCAAGGCGAAAGACAAGTGGGAGCGCCGGGAGTGCCGAAAGTGAAGATTTCTAACAAAAAGAGAACACCATGACCACAGCAACCAAAACAATATCTGGCGCTGAACTCAAGCTGCATTTGCGTGGGTTTATAGAAGGCCTTGCCGATGATGACAAGGTGTTTTTTGGATCTGGTGACTTGAGTTTTTATCGTCTCAAGGAACGCGGCCCAGTGGAGGGGCCGCGCCTGGTTCAGTTTGCATTCAACGAGGTTTACACCGTTGTGGCAGACCCTGACGCCCTCTGAGGCACTTCAGCCCAAATGCCTGCTGACTCCGCCCCGCTGGCATGCCTGCCCCGGCGCAACTGCAGCCGTAACTCGTCCACCAGCATCTGTGCATCCATGCGGCTCACACCGGCGCAAATGGCCAGCGTCGAGCGGGCGCTAGCCGAGGCCCGAGCCCGGCTGGCGTATTAAGGCGTAGGCTGCGTTGGCACACCTGGCGGCGTCAGATGCAGCCAGGTCGTTTTTCACAGCCACAAAATAGACCCTGACGGCATTTTTGACGACTTTGCCATCAATGCAGACGTCTTGCAGGACGCTTTTATTCGCATCCACCGCGGCGCGGGAAGAGAATGTCTTTATTGCGAACAAGCTCAGCATGCGGTCGGCGTTGAGCTGGCTGTGTTCCGCCACAAAACGGTATACCTGCTGGGTCAGGCAGCCACCTGAATCAATGCCGACAGCGCCGATATGCACCAGGCCGGCGGTGGGGTGCACTACCGGCGCCTGCAACAGTAGCCAGAGCGCTTGCCAGGCGGGTGCTTGCGCCGGGTCGCTGGTGATGACGACGTGGTACTCAAACGCCGATGCATCGGCATGAGGATCGTATTCGCGTATCACAACCTCCAGGCGGTCTGCCAGCACATCGACGCCAGCGCATATCTGGCGAGCCGGGTTGGGTGTTTCATCTATATCCATGAAAATTCCTTAGCCGGCGACATGCCGGTGTCGGAATTATCGCAAAATAAATCACAAACGTGTTGACACAATAAAACACATACGTGATAATTCACTCCAACCCGCAAATTCCAGCGGGCAAGGAGTGATGAAATGTCCCAACTACCCGCAAGCACATCAAGGCGCATCCCGTCGAGGTTAATCACCTACTACCCCACCGGCTTCGCATGGCCAGCAGAGGATGACCGCGTAGGCCGTTACGTGATGGCGCCCTACAAAGCAGACGCGCCGTTCGAAATGGGTGTGGTCGATGATTTTGGCAACCTGGTGCGTGTGCCAAGCATAGGCATCTTCACCGGTACCGTGCACCCAACAACCGGGCTGCTGGCATGAGCCAAATCATTTTCACCATCGCTGCCGTTGCCGTCTTTGCTGCCGTCTTGTCATTCATCCTTCACCCGGTGGTTAGCGAGATCATCGAT